GTGCTTGCGGGTGCTGGCACACTTGCGACGGTCGGACGGGTGGCGCGGCCTGGTGTTGCCGTGCTTGCCGGCGTCGGCTCGTTTGCCGCTGCACCACGGTTGGCGCTCGGCGGAGCATCGGCGCTGCTGGGCGTGGGCGTGTTCGCGGCAGATGCGCGGCTTGCGGTGCCAGCGTCGGCGGCGTTGCTCGGCATCGGCACGCTCACGAGTAGCGGCACGGTGACCGGACTGGTGATGAACACCATCGGCCTGACGTTGCGGCCTCGGGCTGGCGCGTTGACCTTGACGGCACGACCAACCGGCCTGGCATTGCGGGATCGTCCGCTTGGACTTGAACTGGAGGCACGCCAATGAGCGCATCACGACATATCGGCGACATTCAAACCATCGGCCAGTCCGAGCGTATTACCTTTACGCTCACGACCACGCCCTGGGGCAGCGCGCCTACCGGCGTGGTCGTCACGGCCTACGATGTGAGCGCCGGCATGAGTGCGGGTGTCGTTGTCACGGGCACGATCCTGTCAGGCGCGGCGAGTGTCGTGGGTGACGTGATTACGCTGCCGACGATTATCAACGTCACGCCTGGCACGCTGTACCGGATCGAGGTGCTCTTCGTGAGCGGCGGGCAGACCTTCGAGCCGTATCTGCTGGTACGAGGTGAGGTGTGAGCATGGGGGTGATCGGCGGGGCTGATGGCTTGCCATGGGACATGCTTGAAGCAGAGTCAGCGAAGGCATTCGCGGCGTTCGCCGTGTATCGCGACCTTGGGCGTGAGCGTTCAATTGATCACGCCTATGAACGCTTGACCGGGCGACAGTTGGGCAACAGAAGGGCACCGGGCCGATGGGGAGCCTGGTCGACGCTGCATCATTGGGACGAGCGTGCCCGAGCGTACGACGCGGCCCTCGATGCTCGTGCTCGTGCGGCAACTGAAGAAAAAACGATTGAACGGCGACGGCGAATGCTTCAACGCCATTCGGATGAGGCGGAGAAACTGCAAGAGATTGCCAAGGTCATCCGTGAAGAGTTCAATGATCGCGTGAGTGTTCGCGGTGGGATGAAGTTTGTTGACGCTCGTCTGCTTGTCACGTTGCTTGCCATGGTCCCGAAGATGGTTGACACCGGACAGAAGCTTGAGCGCTTGGCCGAGGGTGAAGCAACTGAGCGACACGAGCACACGATGACGATTGAGCAGGCTGCACAAATGACCGATGACGAACTGGACGATGCGTTGCGAGAGATGAAGCTACTGTGACCATGAACACGCTGCGATCGGATGCGCTTATTCTGTTGCGCGAGAAACGCCAGCGGCAACGGTCGCGGGATCAGGATTGGAGCTATCTGTTACCCGCACCGCACACGAAACAGATCGAGATTGAGCAGCATCCGGCAAAGCGCAAGATTGTGTGCGCGGGGCGACGTGGCGGCAAGACGACACTGGCGGCGATGGTTGCGTGTGAGAAGCTGCGTCAAGGCCGGCGCGTGCTGCTGGCATCCACGACGCAAGAGCAAGCCGATGCCTTCTGGGATAAGTGTAAGGACTGGCTCGGCTCTCTGATAGAGAACGGCACGCTTGCCAAGAATGAGCAGCGGCGCATCCTGACCTATGCCCAGAGCGGCGGACGCATCAAGGTGAAGACGGCTTCCGACGCTGACAGCCTGCGTGGTGATTATGCCGATTTCCTGGTGCTTGACGAGTGCGCGTTGCTCGCGCCCGATGCCTGGGAGAAGGTCGGCGCGCCGATGCTGCTGGACAATGACGGCGAAGCCTGGTTCATCTCCACACCGCGCCGGCGCAACTGGTTTTATCACCTGTACCAAAAAGCGAAGGCTGACGAGAGCGACCGCTGGCACGCATGGCACTTTACAAGTTATGACAATCCGCATCTATCACCGGCCGCGCTGGACGAGCTGGCCGGTGATATGACCGCAGAAGATATTGAGCAGGAGATCAACGCGGTATTCCTTGAAGGCGAGGGCGCGGTGTTTCGTAACATCACGGCGAACCTGACCGCGCCGCTTGACGCGACGCCTGAGCAGCATCGCGGGCATCGACTGGTCGCGGGCCTCGACTGGGCACAGAAGCGTGACTATACCGCGCTCTCGGTCGTGTGCGTGCCCTGCAAGTGTGAGGTCGCGCTGGACCGCTTCAATAAGATTGATTGGGCATTTCAGCGCGGCCGGCTGCGTGCGCTCTATGACCGCTGGCACATTGCCGGCGTGCTCGCCGAAGAGAATAGCATCGGCAGTCCGAACATCGAAGCTTTGCATGACGAAGGTATGAAGATCGAGCCGTTCACCACAACCGCATCCAGCAAGCCGCCACTTATCAAGCAGCTCGCGCTCGCGCTGGAGCGTCAAGAGTACCGCTGGCTGCCACTGGCAGCGGCAACGGCCGAGCTTGAAGCCTATGAGTCAAAGCGCAGCGCCAACAGCGGCTACATCAGCTATAGTGCGCCCGAGGGACTGAATGATGATACGGTCATAGCTCGGGCTTTGGCATTGGAAGCGGTCACGGCGCTGAAGTCGCGTCAGCTTGTAACGTGGTAAAGGAATCGAAATGATGACGCGCATGTATTACTCGCGACAGCGGTGCACCGTTGAAGCAAAGCAGATCGAATCGCAGGCAGATATTGACTTCTATGCACATCAGTCTGGCTCCTTGACGGCGAAGCAGAAGAAAAGGATCAAGATTGGCGATTACTTGATGCCGTATGACTGGAATGTTGTTGGTGATAGTGAGCCTCAGATTGTCTGGTCTCATCTGACGCGGAAGCGATTTGAAGAATTGTATATGCCAAAGGAGCAGCCATGACAAATATGCCGACAGAATCTCTTCGTCGCTCGAGAACTGAGTACATCGCCGCGCCTCCGAACGATGTCACTATCGCGCTCGGTCGTCTGCTGGATCGGAGCCGTGAGCGGTACGCACGCTACCGTGCGTACTATAACGGTGATCACGGTGTCACCTACACATCCGACAAGGTACGCGACGCTTTTGCCGCAATGGTCCGTGAGTATAACTGTAATCTCATGCCTGCCGTGGTTGATGCCGTCGCGGACCGTCTGCAGGTAACAGGCTTCGGTGTCGAGGCGGGACCGGCAAACGCCGCCGATGCTGCCTGGGACGTGTGGAACCAGAACCGGATGGATCGGAAGGCCGGCGAGTTGCATCAGGAGGTGCTGACCTGTGGCGATGCCTACGCCGTGGTCTGGCCGGATATGCGCGCCAATCGCGTGCGTATCTGGCCCAACCGCGCCGATCATATGACCGTCTGGTATGACGAAGAAGATACCGATACCATCACGATGGCCGCAAAGCTGTGGACGTTGACGGACCAGCGTGCGCGGCTGACACTGTACTATTCCAACCGCATCGAGCGGTACATTACGCGCGCGGCTACCAATGCGCCACTCACCGCAGCGAGCTTTGTGGAGTATGTTGATGCCAACGAGCCGAGCTTTCCTCTCGTCAATCCCTGGGGCGTTGTGCCGGTATTTCACTTTGCCAACAATGCCGCGCTGGGCGCATTCGGGCACTCGGAACTCCAGGGTGCCATCAAGCCACAGGATGCGCTCAACACGACCGTGCGCGCCATGCTGACGGCACAGGAATACCACGCGATGCCGCAACGCTGGGCGACCGGGCTCCAGGTGCCGAACGATCCGATTACGGGCAAACCGCAAGGCGGCATCTTTCAGCCTGGCGGCGTGTGGGCGGTCGCGCACGATGGCGTCAGGTATGGCGAGTTTTCAGCCGGCGACATGGATCAATTCCTCCGCATGGCCGACGCGCATCGGCTGGACATTGCGCGCAACACCGGCACGCCACTCCACTATATGCAGTTGATGACCGATCCGCCGTCAGGCGAGGCACTTAAAACGCTGCTCGAACGCTCCACGAAGAAAGTCAAGGATCGGCAAACCAGCCTCGGCAATACCTACGAAGATATGATGGCGCTCGTGCTTCGCATGGCCGGGAACGGCACAGACGAGACGCGGCTGACAACGCACTGGAGCGATCCGGCACCACGCAGCGAGAAAGAAGAAGCCGAGACACTCAACATTAAAAAAGCACTCGGCGTTTCATGGCGTCAGCTCATGGTAGAGGCCGGCTATAGCGATGCAACAATTGACGAGATGATTGCAGAGCGCGCGGACGTTGCGGCACGGCAACCCGTCGTGCCCAGTCAGGAGGCAGTGATGTGACGCTGACACTCATAGAACAACCCGACGTTCTCTCAGTCCCGACGTTACAGGTCTACCGCTGCTGGCAGTGCAACAAAATCATCTTCAAGGGCCTGCTTCCGGCGGGCACCATTGTCGAATATAAGTGCCGCTGTCATGCGATGACGGTGTTAACTGTCGCGAAGGACCAGACCGCTAGTTGACAGAATGTTTTCACATTCCTTGTGTGAATCCTGCAATAAGAGTAAAAACGCTAAAACCATCGACTATAGACATACTACTTAAGACTATGCTATAGTGTGATCTGACAACCGAATACAAAGGCTCTTTGAGGCCGTGTATAGACCCATGAGGTCGGACGCACGGTCTTTTTGTGTGTCCGCCTCCCAGCGGAGAGACTGATGAGTAACGCAACCGAGGCTGATAGCACCCAGGCGGCGCCGGCAGCTGAGTCCCAGGCGGACACCTCCGAATCGACCCAGGCGGTCGAAGCTTCTGGCAGTGACGCACTGCCCGATTGGGCCCAGAAAGAGCTCAAAGCACTCCGCAAGGAGAACGAGACGCGGCGCCGCGCTGAGAAACAGCGCCAGGAATCTGAGATGAGCGATGTGCAGCGCACCAAGGCCCAGCTTGACGAACTTCTAACGGCGCATAACACCGCGCTCGGCGAGCTACGCGGACTGAAGGCCCAAGGCGTGGCGCGGGATGCGGGCGCGATCTATCCCGATCTGGTTGCGGACCGACTCTCCGACGATGCGCTGACTGGCGATAAGCAGACCCGCGACCGCGAACTGGATCGTATCCGCAAGCAGTACCCGTCCTTGTTTCGATCGGGCTCGGCTGATGGCGGCGCCGGACGAGACGCGCCACAACGACCTACCACAATGAACGATTTAATCCGACAGACCGCGAATAAAAGCGGCTAGGAGGTACATCCATTGCCCTATAATAATTTGACCAGCCGCACAGACGTAGCGGCGCTCATTCCTGAAGATGTTGTGCGCGATATGATGCGTACGGCCACGACCGATTCTGCGGTGCTGACGATGTTTCGTCGCGTCCCTGTGGCACGCGGTCAGACCCGCTTTCCAGTGCTCTCGGCGCTGCCGATTTCGTACTGGGTGACCGGAGATACCGGACTGAAACAGACGACCGAGATCAACTGGACGAATAAGTTCATCAACATCGAGGAGCAGGCCGTGATCCTGCCGGTTCCCGATAACGTCGTTGCCGATATGGAAGCTAACATTTGGGACGAGGCAATGCCGTACCTGGTGGAGGCATTCGGGCGGACGCTTGACGCCACCGTGTTCTTCGGCACGAATGCACCGGCATCGTTCCCAACCAACATAAGCGCGGCGGCATTGGCAGCCGGCAACACCGTAACGGAATCAGCTACAGCGGCGGCAGGCGGGTTCTACGGCGACTTCGATGCGGCGCTGGGTCTGCTTGAAGCGGACGGCTTTGATGCGTCGGGCGTGGTCGCGGCCCGGTCCGCGCGTGGCAAGTTTCGTGCGGCGCGCAACGCTGACGGTGATCGACTTGACGCGGGTCGTCTGAGTGGCAGCCTGACTGAGATTGATGGACTGCCCGTGGCCTATCCCATGCGCGGTCTCTTTCCTGCGGGCGGCGTGGCTGGCACCAGTGTGCGACTCTTTATTGGCGACTGGACTCAGTTTGTCCTTGGCGTTCGTCAGGACATTACGATGAGCGTCTTTCGTGAGGGCGTGATTCAGGACGGGACAGGCGCGATTGTATACAATCTTATGCAACAGGACATGACAGCAATTCGGCTCACGTTTCGTGTTGGATGGCAGGTATCGAACCTGATCAATTATGACCAAGCCAATGAAGCGAACCGCTATCCCGCTGTACGGCTAATGTATTAGCTGGTGAGTTCTGAGCATGACCGCTGAAGAAACGCGCGCGCTCGCCTATCGCGTCAGTCTCCGTAACCGTGCAGTTGCAGAGGTGGCGCGCCGGCGGGCGTTGGCAGGGAACGCGGCCCGACTCATCGCGCTACGGGCCAACTATCAACCCATGACGGACTATCAAGAGGAGCAACGCAATGGCCGAGGAACAAAAGAAACAACCGGAGAGTGGACGGCGCCCGACCGAAGCATCGTCAACGGATGATGCTGCATCGAAAAAGGTGCAAGAGCTGGTGAATGCCGAGACCGATCAAGGCTTTTCTGGCGTGGAGGTCGATCAGACACCGAATAGCGCCTATACCGTCGGCGGCGTCATAGCAGGCGAGGAGACACCGGAAACCGACAGGAGCTTTCCCGGCCTGAGCAAGGACAGGAAAGAATAACGCCGTGACGCTGACAGAAGCGCGTCTGGAGCTTGCGACGCTGTGTGGGCAGGATGTCTATCCGGCGTTGACAGACGACGAGCTGATTACGATCCTTGGGCGTGTAAAGTTGGTAGACACCGTAGGCTATGCGCCGTCAGACACCGGCTGGGTCGGCGCCTATGACCTGGCGCAAGCGACGGTGGCGGCATGTCTGCTCCATGCGACCAAGGCAGCGGCGGACGCTGCCTTTTCTAACGTCGCGGGGCGCGTGGAGCAGCAGCAAGTAATTCAGAACTGGCGCGTGCTGGCGAATGAAGCGCGGCGCGGCGTACTCGGCACGATTGGCGGGCACGCACTCACCATGATCGATGGAGTTGTTGTCTGATATGCAAGCACGGATCGAGCGGCAACAATCGAGTGAGCGAACCAGTATATTCCTGGCCGCGCAGATGTTCGGGATCGGCGGTGCGACCTGGACCATCAAACGGCTGACAGGCGATGGGGTCAGCGAGCGCCCGAGCATCACGACCGTCGCCGCGGTTGCAGGCTATGTGTACAGTCCGAAACAGCAACGCATTCAGGCGGTGGGCGCGCCCGACTTCACGCCAACCGACGACTTTGAGTTTGTCGGGCTGACGACGGTCGATGTGCGCGAGGGCGACACGTTGACGAGCGTCACGGATGCGACCCTCGTCTTTCAGGTGATGGGCGTCGAGGCGCGCGCGGGCTATGTCATGGCGACATTGGAGCAACTATGAGCATCGCCGACATCATCCGCAACGCGCACGCACACGAGAGCCGGATGATCGACGCATCGAAGGCGGTATTGGAACAGTGGGGCGAGGATGCCGCCGACTGGGAGCGGGCCAATCGACCGTGGCAAGACCATACCGAGCACGCTAAACAGGGATTGACGTTTGTGCGCGTGGACTGGAATAGTCCGGACCGCGCATCGGGCGCGCTGGTGCATGGCGTGTTCTATGGTCGGTATCTGGAACTGAACCACGGGAGCCGATTCAGCATCATCCAGCCGGCAGTCGCAACGCTGGGAACGGGACTCGTAACCGACTTAAAGGAGGTTTGGCAGTAATGGCGAAATATAGCGTAAGTAATGCGAAACATCAGGCGCTGTTCGGACTCAATGACGAGCAGTTGCGACGGAAGAACCTGAGTGATGCCGACATCGCGCAGCTCAGGAGCGTCCAACGTGGCGATCCACAGCCGGACGATGAGCCAGCGCCGGAAGCCGCGCCATCTGAGCGCAGCGCGCCACGGCAGACCGCGCGCCAGGCGCAGAGCGAGTGATGATCGTTGTTGCCGAGAGCACGCGGGCGATGAACTACGCTACGCTTGAAGCAGACGCGGTCTATCTCGCGCTCATGGCGGGCGGTGTGAGTAGCATCCTGCCACGCGCCAGGCTCGACCCGGCAACCGCACCGACACCGTTTACCTGGATTCGGTTCGAGGGCGTCGGTGCTGGCGGTGACGATATGGATCGTCTGATGATTGCGTTTGAGGTCCATGATCGTCCCGGCTTTGGGTACTGGAAGATCGACCGGGCCATTGATCGGATCAAGTGGATGTACAACCATAAGGTGTGGCCGGTTCCGACCGGCTCGACCGAACGCCCGCGCAGATCATCGTATGCGGGCGCAACGGGCGAACTGATAGATCAAGGTTGGAATACGATCAAGCGGGTGGCACGCATTGCCATCATCACATCGTAGTGACTTGTCGATATTGTCGTAAAGGGAGACCACCATGCCAGTAAGTTTTGTTGATGATCGCGTGATCCATCTTTTTCCACAAGCCATTCACATCGGCTATTCCGACGAAGGCGCAACCGGCGCGGTCAACGAAGTGCAGACCATCACGATTACGGGCACACCAACGGGCGGCTCGTTCACCTTGACATTTTCAGGAGCGACTACCGGGCCAATTGCCTATAACGCGGCAGCGGCAGCGGTTGACCTCGCGCTCGAAGCGCTCGCCACCATCGGCCCGGGCAATGTGACCGTCACCGGCGGACCAGGACCGGCAACGCCGTGGATCGTGACCTTCGCGGGCGCGCTGGCGGGCGTGGCCGTGCCACTGATGACCGCAACGGCAGCATTCACCGGCGGCACAACGCCAACCATCGCGGTTGTTGAGACCACGGCGGGCGTCAACGCCAAGACCAAGCAATTCATCGAGATGGACGCCAACACCGCTGGCCTCGACGAGCAACGCACGACGATCACCACGCAAGGCACGTTGGTGACCCACGAGAAGGATATTGTTGACGTGCTGCGGGTCAACTTCACGAACCAGGTGTGGCAGGCTGCGCTCAATGAAATGATGCTCGGCATTGCGACCACGATTGGATTGCCGGCGGATGAGGTCTCGCGCGTCGGCTATGATGGCTCGTACGACAGCCGCAACTACGAAATTCGCGTGCTGCTGAAGGGCACGGACCTGGACAGCGGCGCGGACGTGTCGTACCGCGTGACGTTCTGGAAGGTGCAACCGAAGAACTACAGCCCGTTTACCGGCCTGACGGCGAAGAGCGTCAACGAACAGGGCACGAGCTTTACAGCTGCAAAGGCGCTGCGCGACATCATCGGCAACCCGATCATCGGGCTCCGTAACAAGGTCTCCGGTGACTATACGAGCATCGCGAAGCTCGCCGCCTAGTCCAGTGGTCTGAGCGCGGCGGTCGTGTGGCCGTCGCGCTGGTCGTGATTGTGGTGATTGTAGGAATTGAGCAACCATGAGCGAGGATACCAGTCCAGCGCCTTATGACGCTACGCCTTGGCAGGGTCAGCTTGAAACTGAATACACGGTCGAGCTGAGTCCAGGCCGCCCCATCGTCTGCAAGCATCTCTCCCTGATCGAAGAACTCGCCGCCGGCACCCTGCCGAGCGAACTGGAACGCTATTGTTTGTATGAGCCCTTCGACGGCGACGAGTACAAAAAGGTCAGAGGACAGCTCACGCGCAAAACCGATGTTGAGTTATCCGTCGAGCAGGCCGAACGCTGGCGCAACAAACTCCGCATTGCTGCCCGTGCCATGATCCGCCCACGTCTGCGCTTGAAGGGCGAGCCGAACTATGCAGCGGGCGAAGCGGCACCGAAAGACTTCAGCGCGAACGAGATTAACGATGTGGCCTATATAGCGATAAGGCGGGCGCTGCCGGCGTTACCGGCCATCTTTCGCGAACCTCCAGCCGGAGAGCCTGACGACATCGAACTTAGCGCAGATCTTCGACCTGGCGAACTTGTACCACACGAGGCCATCTGACTATGTGGGGCTTACGGGCAGCGATCCGGCCAGTCTTTACTACCGATGGGATTATGACAATCTCTGCGCGCGGGCGAAGAGCTACGACACAGCCCGACGCAAGGCGCAGGAAACGCCGAACGGATTCGCGGCACTCGTGGCAAGGGGCTAAAGAATGAGCGACAGTCCAGGCGGCGCGGCAAACCTTGGCAGTGCTTTTAGTGAGATCGGGTTTCGGAATGATCGAGGCGGGTTTACCCAGTTCATTCGCGATGCCAGCGACGTACAGCAGGCGATTGCCAAGTTGCAGCAGACCATCGCCGGCCAGCAGCCGTTATCGATCCCGATTGCCGGACTGGAGCGTGCCGTCGCGCAGCAGCTCTCGCAGATTCAGCAGACCATCAGCCGGTCGCATCCCTTCGAGCCGCTGACGCGCGAGGCCGCCGAAACGGTCGCGCAGGTCGAGGAGCAATTCAGGAAGCTGGCCGCGAAACGCGATGAACTCCAGTCCACGATTCAGCAGACAGGACTCAGCGCGTCCGAGCGACGAAAGTTCTTTGACAGCCAGGGCCGCGCGCGATCCAATACGGACGACGATCAGAAGTACGACAACGCCTTTGAGAATGCGAAACGTGCCACCAGTCTGTCAAACGCTGAGGGCGATGTCAACAGCGTGCGTGCCGAGATCGAGAAGGCGCAAGCGGCGGCTGAGAAGTTGCGCGGCGTCATGGCCGAGATTCGTACCCTCCAGCAGACGGAAGGTGCGGGTTCCAAGCGCAACGAGATCGCGGTCAGCTACCTGGAGGCTGCCCAGGCGGTCGAGCAGTACGCCGAAGAACTTCAGCAAGCTATCACGCAGCAGACGCAAGCGTCCCAGCGCGCCGAGCAGTTAGAACGTCGTGTCGCCAACCTGGGCGCGGCGTCGACCGATCCGGCCCGGAGTGACGAGAAGCGCGGCCAGGCGAGCTATCTCGCAGCAGCGGCGTCCAATGAACTTGCCGAGGCGAAGGAACGCGAAGCGCGGGCCAGCGCACAGGCCACCAATGCAGAGGACCTCCACGCGCAAGCGTTGAAGGAACTGACGGCAGCGCAGACCGGCTACCAACGCTCGCTCAGAGCGTCTCAGGCGCGTCAAGCGGCACAACCGGCGCCAGCGCCAGCCACGAGCACCACGGAGCCACTCAGCCAGCCGGAAGAAGCCGCGCGGCGTGTGGCAGCGGCCTACGAGATCCTTGATACCGCCGTCTCGAAGTACATTGTGCAGGCGCGTGAGGCCAGCGAGTCCGACCAGCGCCAGACGGTCAGCCTAAACACGCTGACCGAGGCGCTGCGGCGGGTCACGGATGCCGAGGAATCCTTTATCCGCGCACAGGGCCAGCGTGCGACGAATCCGGCGCCCATCGTGGCACCAACCGTCGTCACGGCCCAGACCCAGCAGCGCACGCAGACGAGCGCGGCGGCAACGGCAGCCATCACGCGCGCCGAGATCGCCGCCAATGCAACAGTAGAAGCCGCAACCAAAGCGGGAGACAGTCGGGTCGAAGCCGAACGCATCGCGGGCGTTGCGCGGGTCGAAGCCGCTGAAAAAGCCGCCAGTTCTCGGACCACAACGGCCGAGTTGACTGGCGATGCGCGGGTGGAGGCCGAGCGCATTCGGGCAGCAAACCGGATTGAACTGCTCGAACGGCGACAAGCGCCACAGAACCGAGGGCCAGCACTCCCGCGCACGTTTGCGGGGTTCACGGGTGGTGGACTGGCGCAAGCGGCGGGCGCTCTCGGTGTGGTCTCGTCACTGGATGAAGCCGTCGGCAAGTTCGGGCAGTATGCCGCCGAGGGCCAGCGTGTGCAGGTGGCACTCGACCAGACGCGGGCCAGTCTAGGCGCGCTAATGGGCGACCAGACGCGGGCCAACGGTATCTTTGACCGCGCGATTACGACCGGGCAGGAGCTTGGTTTTACGCAACTCGACACTGCCGAGGCAATCCGCACATCGGCGCTGATTATTCGCGAGTCGCAAGCGCCGATTGAAGAAATATTCAACGTCCTCGCGCGGCTGCAAGTGCTCTCACCTGAGCAGGGACTGGAAGGCGCGGCGCTGGCCGTGAAAGAGCTGGCGGCCGGGGATATTGTCTCGCTGAGAGAACGTTTCGAGGTCTCTGCCAGCAGCGCGAACAAGCTCAAAGCTGAAATCAAGGCCGGCGGCGATGCCGTGCTGGTGCTCGGGCGCTATCTGGACCAGATCGGCATCGGCGACGGCGCGCTGGAAGCGCAACTCCAGGGCGCGGCGGGCCAGCAACGAGCGTATAACCAGGCTGTTGAGGCGTTAGGCGTGGCGATCAACGATGTGGTCACGTCAAGCGGCTGGAAAGAGTTCCTGACCGGGCTGGTAGGCGGCACAGCCGATGAAGTCCGCTTGATCCAGAACCTGATCGACAAGATCGATGAGCTCGGACAGGCAGGCCAGGAAAGCGGGCCGGTCGAGGCGCTGTCCGCACTGGAAGATGTCTTAAGTGGCGGGCTGCAACGTGGTCTGGCCGAGTTTGTGCGGCAATTTCAGGTCTTGACCGGGACAGAACAGGACGTCGGCGACGAAATCCAAAAGACAACCAATTTTCTCAATATGCAGGCGGACGCCAACCTGCGCGGCGCGGCGGCAAGCAAGGCCGCCGCCGACGCAACAACGCAACTGAAAGACGGGATGTTGGCCTTGCAACAGGGCAGGCTTGCGGGTGAAGCCGCAGGACGCGCCTCGCAAAGCGCCATCAATACCGAGAACCTCCAGGCTCAGGCCGAGCGCGTCGAGGAGTTTCAGGAGACCGTGATCGCTGCCGGCGAGGAGATCGACCAGGCCGCGACCCAGCGCAACGAACGGCTGGATAGCTTGGAAGAAGCGCACGCTGAGACCGTTACGGGACTGACCGATGACATCACCGAAGCGCAGCGCGAGGGCGAACAGTCCCGTACCGATGCCGTGGAAAAGGGCGCGGCGGATCGGCTGGAAATTGAGCAGTCGAACGCCGATGCGATCAATGATCTGATTGACAGCCACACGCAGAGCGAGTCACGGCTGGGCGAGGACCAACGCATCAGCGACGATCGGAGTTTGCGCGAGTACAACCAGGGCATTGAGCAGGCGACCCTGGACCATAACGTCGCGCAGGAGGATGCGCTTGACGATCTCAATGCGGCTCAGGAACTGGCGCAAGACGATCACAACGCCGCCCAACTCGAGGCGCAAGACGAACTTCAAACGGCGCAAGAAGACAGCCTCAAAGAGCATGTACAGAACCAGCTTGAAGCCGTCGAGGAGCTTCAAGACGCGCAGCTCCAGGCCCAAAAGGACCATGGTGCGGCCCAACGTGATGCGCTGAAGGAATTTGAGCGTGATGCTGATGAGGCGCGCACGGAGTTCTACGAGGGTCAGCAGGAGGCGCGCGACAACCTTGCCAAAAGCGAGATTGAGCAGGCCGCTGAGTACGACGAGCAACGCCTGGAGACCATCGCCGAGTTTCAGCAGAATGAGCAAGAGCAGCTCGACGAGCATAACCGCGCGCTGGCCGATATGGATGCTGACTACCACAAGTCACGCAATGAGTCCATCGAGGACTTTGAGCTTGAACGCGCTGGCCTCTTGGCCCAGGGCAAGATTGCTGAGGCAACGGTCTTAGCAGCACGGTTCGAGCGCGAGCGGCGACGGGCTGATGAGGAGTTCGGGCAGGAACGTGGGCAGAAGGTTGACGAGTTCGGACGCAGTGTCACGGATCGCAGAACGGCACACGAAGAGCAACTTGCCCAGCAGCAAGAGCAGTTTACTGAAAGCCGCGATAAAGCACGCGCGGCGCTGAAAGACCGCCATGATGACGAGGCCGCCGACTTCCGAGAACGGCAGACCAAGGATGCGGCACGATTCGAGGAACGGCAGACCAAGGAAGATGATGCGTTGGCGTTGCGGCTCCAGCGGGAACGTGACAACCTGGCCGCCCGGCAACATGATGAGGATACCGACTTCACAGCACGTCAGGCCAAGGAACGTGATGCGCTTGCCTTACGTCAGACCGAGGAAGACACAGCGTTGGCAACACGGCTCCAACGGGAGCGGCAGAACCTCATAGACCGCCAGAAAGAAGAAGACGACGCCTTTACCGCGCTCCAGAAGCAAGCACAGCTCGACCGTGACGAGATGCTTGCGGACCAGGACGCGGATCGGAAGCTCCAGAAAGAGCGGCGCGATACTGACTATGGTGTGCAACTGCAAGAACTGAAGGAGTCGAACGCCAACCGGCTCACCGAGTTTGACGACGCGCAGAAACTTCGCATTTCGCAGATCGAAGGGCAGACCCAGGCGCAGGTCGATGCCATCAAATTGCAGCTCGGTGAAGTCGATAAGAAGTATGTCGCGGCGCGCGATAAGGTCAATGAGGACTACGACACGTTTATCACGGACCTGAACCAGAAGCTGAAAGACAGTGCCAACGAGCTCGACATGCTGCCGGATGAGGCCCGCCAGCGGGAACTTGCCAATGCATACGGTATCCTCGGTGATACGTTGGGCGCGGCGCTCGTAGCTGGACTCAAGGGCCAGGTCGCGGGCGGGTTTGGCACAATTGTGCCGGGTGCAGGGGGCACAAAGGTGCCGGGTGGGACGGTAGGCAACGGCACAACCGCCGATGATCCGCGTATATCTGCCGGCGCGTTGCGGACGCTCTTTCCTGGCGCGACGTTGGGCGACACCTTCGACGCATCGCGGCCCGGCACGACCGGCACACATCAAGGCCTCGACATTCAACTGACGAACGGGACGCCCTTCCGTCTGCCGGTGGACCTACTGATCACCAAGATCAGCCGTGATCAGTTCGGGCCGGGCGGGTGGACGGTGCAGGGCACGGATGACCAGGGCCGCACGTGGCTGTTCGCGCACTTCCAGGGCCTTGTGCGCGGGCTTCAGGCCGGCGAGAAGTACGCCAAGGGATCGGTGATTGGCTACATTGGCTCACGCCATACGCATGTGCAACTCCGTGACGCGGGCGGCACGGTCGTTGATCCCACGGCAGCACTGGAAGCGGCGGCGGGGGTGGCACAGGCGACGCCGGCGGCAAGCAGTGGGGTCGCGGCGCAAAGCTACGGTGGGGCAAGCACGTATGGAACGGGCTCGGCCTACGGTGCGGCACGCATGGATCTGCCACGCATCCCGCTGCCGGGCGTCAGTGCCGCGCCGGTGGCCCTCGCGCCGCAAACCATCACCGTGAACGTCCCGGCCTCGGTCGTCATGGATGGGCGCGTGGTGGGCGAGCTGGTCGCGCCGACGATCCACCAGCAGATCACCAACGGGATTGACCTCGCGATCAACATCGGCCAGACGACGACGCCGATTGGTGTCTCGCAATCGACCTTCAGGAGCCCGGCATGATGTTGCCTGAGACGGTCCAAGTTGGGCCGGTGACGCTTACCGTGCGCGAGGTCGATCTGATCGATGACGTGCCGCTCAGGATGGGCAGCTTCAACAGCGCCACGGGAGAGATACTGATCAAGGCGACGCTGCCGGATGACGTGAAGCTGGTCACGTTCTGGCACGAGCTCGTACATGCGATGCTAGACATGGCCGGCCAGAAGCACAACGAACGGCAGATCGACGCGCTCGCGCACGGTCTCGTCCTGCTCTTCGAGGCGAACGGATGGAGGATTGAAACAGGATGATTGTCACAACCGAGATGGAGGTCTGGAGCTTCGGCGGCCTAACGTTCGCGCGGGAAGTGCAGCCGGGCGGCTTCTCGCTCCTGCCACGCCGTCAGACGATTGTGAGCATCGATCATGTGCTGGACACGAACGAGGCGTACCGTGACTACGCCGGCACGATGTGGGGGCCGCTGCCGTTTCGGGCGCTGTTCAACACGCGCGCCGAGGCGGAAGCGTTCGCGGATCTGGAAGCCACGACGGGCACGCTCAGTGGGCCCGGCTGGAGTGGCACGCGCATCCTGGTTGACCCGGACGTGCTGTATGTGACGGGCAACCGGTTTGCCGTCGATTGTTCCTTTTCATAATGCCAAGTTTAGAGTATCTGACCTTCACCGCCCGCGAGCGCACGCCGACCGCCAAGGTGTACATTACGCACAAGGGACACATCTGGGATGTGTCGGGCAACGTGAGCCGCGACGCCGGCGCCATCAGCATCAGCGGGCGGCAGCTCGGCACGCCATACGCCGGCGCGACGGTGCGGATGGTCGGCACGCTGCCATTTACGCCGCTGATCAAGGACATCATCGAAATCCAACTCGGCTATAACGGCCAGGTTCGGACGCGATTTATCGGCGTGATCATCAACCCGTCGACCACTGCCTATCCGTACTCGTGGAGCATCCAGGCCAGTGATATTCTGTGGATTGCCGACTTTGCGGTACAAGAGAGTCGCGGCGGCGTGGTGCTGTATGACAGCGCGGGCGAGGCCATCGCCGCGCAACTCGGCGGCATCGTCCTCGACGGTCCTGGTGGCACGCCCAACTTCGTGCCCGCGAATGATGCGCTGGAGCGACTGCTGCGCGACTGGGCCGGTATTCCTGAGTTTCGCATCATCCTGCCGCTACTCGAAACCGTCGTCGGTCAGCCGTGGATACTCGGCACACTCAGCCCGGTGGTATGGAGCGGCGTGAGCCCACTGCAAGCGTGCCTGGAGATTGCCGATGTCATGGGCTATTGGTTGTTCTGCGACGAGGCCGGCTTTATTCGGATGCGAAAGATCAGCGGCGCGCCGCCCGCTACGGTGGACTTCGTGCTTGAAGAAGGCGTGAATGTGCTCAGTAAAGCGGCGCCGAGCATCGGGCGCGATAGCTCCAGCATCTACAATCAGGTCATTGTCACCGGCGCGAATACGTTGATTGTCGGCGAGCAGGCGCTGCCGGTGCAGGACACGCGATCCGCCAATCTGCCCGATCTGTTGCCGGCTGGCAAATATCGCCAGTTCAGCTACGCAAACCGCCTGATCGAGTATGTGACGATTGCCCAGGCGGGCCAGGCATCCTGTGAAGCGATTGCCACGCGCCTGATGGCCGAGCATTCGCGCAACCCGGCCACGATCCAGGGAACGATCAAAGGCAACCCGTTCTTGCAGGTGGGCCAGGGCATCGGCTACAAAGGGCCGCGCCTGGGCTACACGACGCAGCGCAACTTCTTCTTGTACGGCTACAGTGAGACGTTCGGCGGCGGCGTCTACGAGCAGTCCATCACACTCGACGGTGGCACCGGGAGTGCGGGCTACACCACGACGCCGCCGCCAGACGCCGCGTTCACCTCGCAACTGCTTGCCGAAACCCTTGCGAACGAAGGCGCGGTCGTGGAAGTGTTCTGCGATGCGTCAAGCAGTATCTCGTCACTCGGCGCGCAAGCTATCACGGCCTACACCTGGCTCGCGCCCGCCGGCACGCCGCCATCAGGAACCGGAGCGCGCTGGATGACGCGCGTCCCGGCCACGGAAACGAACGTCGTCATTACACTCACCGTCACCGACGCGACCGGTAAAACGTCCACGCCATATAGTAAAACTATCCCGCTGGCTGCCGGCGGAAGCCAGCCCGCAGTGCGTGTTCTCAACGTCGCCGCCGAAACCTGGTATATCACGCCCGACGCCGGCAAGACCTGGCGCACTGCGCCTGCGGCGGCGAAAGCTGTGCCGCCGATTAGCGCGGGCGGTCAGGCTGGCATTGGCGAGAATGACCTGACGCACGGACTCCTGGCAACCGGCGACGCACAGGGCGGCTCGATCCGCCGCACACTCGACCGGCTCGCAACCGCTCCGACGACGGTTATCGATACCGGTGCGAACCAGATCCGCTTCATCTGGCAGCACGAGCGGGAACCGGCGCGCATCTGGATAGCACTCGGCAATGCCGTGTATCTGAGTATCGACGGCGGCGCGACGTTCGGACCGGCACGCACGCCGCCGGTTGATAGCGCCGAAGTGGACAAGACGGCGCGATGGGTGGTTGAGAGTGCTGATCGACTGGGCGTGATCGACGTGCTTGCTGGCAATGCCGCGTTTACCAGCTTTGACGCAGGCGTGACATGGGTCACGGCGCTGGAGGGGCCGGCAGGGAGTGAGGCGCTGTGCTACGCCAGCGGGCATGGCAAGCACTGGGTCGGCCTCTCGGTCGCGTCAGGCAGTCCGCTGCGCTCCTTCGAGGGCAACAACGTCGTGTTCGTGGACGCCAGTCCGCCCGTCCTGGAAATTCGCGCCGTCACGCTGCTGGTCGATGAGCCGGTCATGTATGCGTTCGACCTCCAAGGGAGAATCTGGAGGATGAATGCTGATGACGGTGCCAATGCGGTACAAGTTGCCCTTGTTCCCAGCACGCCAAACCACGCCATTCGTGACGGCGAATTTCGAGTGATCTACATCGCGGCGGATAACGGCATCTGGAAGTTCTTCCCCGACACCAATGAGATTCTGCTGCTGAAAGCACTCACCGCGCCAGATGCTGGCCGCATGATTGGGTATGCCGGTTTTGCCGCTGAAGATCCGCCACCTGTCGATCCCGCGCCTGTGCCCGAGCCAGTGCCGCCGCCTGACGTGCGAAGCAAATCCGGTCGCGGTCTCGCGTTGTACCTGGGGCAAACGGGTGGCACGCCGCCGGCAGGTTGGCACACAGTCGCTTTTGTCGAGAGTGGCTGGACAGCGCCGGGATCGATTTTCGGGGCAGGAACGATGCCGCCGGGATCGACCGTGACGAGCCGCGTCTGGCCGAGCAGCCCACGGAATACGGG